AAGGAACTTGGCACAGAGCTATAAAAGGGAACGGAAACTTAAAAATAAGAATAACAAAGTATGAATAAAGATTTGATTTTGAGAGTGCTTTCTGAGATTACCAAAAAGGATATTAAAGAAGCTGGACCATACCTAGAAATAAATACACCAGATTTCGTAGAAAAAGAGTTTGCTGAAAAAGGACTGAATCTTCAGAATTTATTTAAAAGGGATTTCCCAAGACAAAGCCTAAGCCAAGAGACGAAGGACTGGATACGGAAGGAATTGTTGCCAAAACTAAGAGCAGCAGGTACAGCAGAAGAGGTATCGGAGAATCACAACTACGTAGAACAAGGCACTTCAATGTCTAAAGCAGAGCTTCGTGATGGTATAAAGAACGCTATAGAGCTCTACAGAATGCTTCAAGCAGGGCATCAATTACCACCTTGGGCAGCAGCATATGTAACTTTATCTAGCGATTATTTGCATAGTGTAAATGAGTATATGGTAGAAAGAGATGCTCAATCTATGAATCAAGAACTATAATAAGATGATAAAATTAGTTAAAATACTAAAAACAGTACTGAGGGAGGCAGAGGAAGTTAATCAACCGAAAGTTGAACCTAACCCAATGGAAGAAATATTGAGAGTATACCACAGACTTCATGAGACTTTAATAGAGCTTATGGGTACTAAGTTTCGTGATTATATTGACGGAATATTTATAACCGCAGGTAAACCAACTACATTTAAAATACATCTTAAAAATAAGCAATATTTCTTCCTAATGTACACTAGATCACCTCAAAAAGAGAGAGGAATTTATGAAGCTACTGTATCAGGTAAGAGATATTTGCTAGTAAATAGGGGAAATACTCAACGAGCGACCCTATCTATTTCTAGATTGTTGCGATTTGGTCCATCACTTCATAGGTTAACCCCGGGAGAAGAATCAGTACCAGGAGAAACACCAACCGAGACCCCAAAAGAAACTCCAGCAGAAATACCACAAGGGGAGGTAGGTAAAGTAGAAGAACCTACAGGCACTACATAAGAAAGATAGAGCTCAGAAAATAAAAAATTTGAGCTCTATTTTTGTTTTATATGAGCTATAAATAAATTTGGAAATTTAAAAAAAATTCACTATATTAGCAAGATGTTAAAGACGGTAAGAACTACGGATAAGAAGTCAATAACTGGCTTAGTAAAACCTGGAGGGGTCCTAGTACCTCATAACTTGGACGGACCCGCAATAATAAACGAAGATGGAAGTAAAGAGTACTACATAGGAGGCATTAAATACTCTAAAACTGATTGGGATAAGATAATAAAGAATAAGAAGCAGGATTCAGATATTTCTATGATTATAGAGTAGTACTAAAATGTAAGATATTTATAATCATGACTAAGGACTTATTTTATACAGCAATAATAGTTTTGTTAGGGGGTTTTATATTCTTCAAAGGATGTAAAAATAAAAAAGTAGAAATCCCCGAACCTATTATAGAGGTTAAGATAGATACTGTGTATGACACTAGTACGGTAGCAGTGCCAACCTACATCCCAAAATATAGGGTTATACTAGATACTGTAGTGGATGTAGACACCATTCCTGTAGATACTATGTCCATATTGAAAGATTATTTTGCGAAATTAGAATATGTTGACACTATAAAGTTAGATTCTATAGGCTACGTCTCTATTACAGATTTAATATCTAAGAATAAAGTACAGTCAAGAGATGTAACTTACTCATATAGACTGCCAACTGTAATTAAAGAGACAACAATAACCAAACAACAACCCCTAAAAAATCAGGTATACTTCGGTATAAACCCTGAATTTAATAAAGAGGAGATAGTACAATCTATGGGAGTTGTGATGTTGGTTAAAAATAAAAGAGACCAAATGTTTGGAATTAACGCTGGATTTACCAATTCAATGACTCCTTACGTTGGTGGTATGTTATTATGGAAAATCAAGTTAAAGTAGAAAGTAATACTACTTCCTTAAAGGAAAGACTCAGAGAAGAATTTATGAAGTGCGCAGGAGACCCGGTGTATTTCATGAAGAAGTATTACATGATACAACATCCTCAAAGAGGTAGGATTTTATTTAATCTATACCCATTTCAGGAAAAGGTATTAAGATTATATCAGTTACCGGATAGTGTAATTATAAATAAATCTAGACAGTTAGGTATATCAACCTTAGTGTCTGCTTATGCTCTATGGCTTATGTTGTTTAATAAAGACAAGAACGTACTTGTCATAGCAACAAAGCAGGAAACAGCTAAGAATATGGTAACTAAGGTAAGGTTTGCTTATCAGAATCTACCAACTTGGTTAAAGGTTGGAGCTCAAGAAGACAATAGATTAAGCCTTAGGTTATCAAATGGATCACAAATAAAAGCAGTATCAGCAGCAGCAGATTCAGCCCGTTCGGAAGCGGTATCGTTGCTTGTATTAGATGAGGCTGCGTTTATAGATGGAGCAGAAGAGATATTCACATCAGCACAACAAACCCTTGCAACTGGTGGTAAATGTATCGCACTGTCTACTCCAAACGGCATGGGTAATTGGTTTGAAAAGACCTATAAAAAAGCTCAAGCAAAAAAGAATGGCTTTATTCCTGTATCACTTCCATGGAGTGTTCATCCAGAAAGAACTCAAGAATGGAGAGATCAGCAAGATAAAGAACTAGGATTGAGAAACGCAGCTCAAGAATGTGATTGCGACTTCTCAACATCGGGAGCAACTGTAATATTACCAGAAGTTCTAAAAGATTATGCCGACACTATAGTATGTGAGCCTATAGAAAGAAGAGGGGTAGATAAGTCTCTATGGATATGGGAATACCCAGAACAACTTAAATACTATATGTTAGTTGCAGACGTAGCTAGGGGAGATGGAATGGACTATTCTGCATTTCACGTTATAGACACAGAGACTTTAACTCAAGTAGCAGAGTACCAATCTCAAATAGATACGAGAGATTATGCTAGTGTAATATTAGGTGTAGCCTCTGAATATAACAATGCATTAGTCGTAGTTGAAAATTCAAATATAGGTTGGGACGTAGTTCAGACTATAGTTGACAGAGGTTACACAAACATGTACTATTCTCATAAGGTGGATAATGCTTCTTTTGAGGAGTATGTAAATAAATATAATAGAGGAGATGGTCTAGTTCCTGGATTTACCATGAGTCAAAAAACTAGACCTCTAGCTGTGGAAAGGCTTAGAGATTTAATAGAAACAAAATCAGTAACCTTTAAGTCAGAAAGATTATTAGACGAATTGAGAAGCTTTATATGGAAAAATGGAAAGGCACAAGCAATGCAAGGCAGAAACGATGACTTAGTAATGTCTTTTGCGATAGCAATGTACCTTCGAGAATCTTCCTTACGATATAAAGCTACGGCAGATAATCTTACCTATGCAGCATTAGGTAGTATGACGAGGACGGGAGCTAGTAAACCAGTGTACAATACAGAAAAAACCCTGACAACCACTCCTTGGACTATGGAGGTGACTACAGGAACAGAACAAAAAATAGTAGATTTAACTTGGCTAATATAATAAAAATGGCAGACAATACCGAAATAAAACCACAAGAAAACCTTTTTTCCGCTCTAAGGAGATTATTCTCTACGGACGTTATTATAAGGAATAATAGTAATAACGAACTAACTGTAATTGATACAGATAGAATTCAGTCTAATGGCGTAATACAGACGAATAGCCTTATAGATAGATTCCACAAGGTCTACACAACTTCTACAGCATACGGAGTAAACCTTAACCTAGCACAGAACTATCAATCAGCTAGGGTGCAGATATATGCCGATTACGATGCAATGGATACGGATGCGATAATCTCTTCTGCTCTAGACGTTATATCAGACGAATGTACTCTAAAGAACGAGCAAGGTCAGGTATTAACAATTAGATCTTCAGACGAAAGAATCCAAGATTTATTAGAAAATCTCTTCTATTCCGTGATGAATATAGAGTTTAACTTATGGTCTTGGATTAGGAATATGTGCAAATATGGTGACTTCTTTATAAAAATGGAGATTGCAGAGGGCTTTGGAGTATACAATGTAATTCCATTTTCTTCATATAACATAGTAAGACAAGAAGGATTTGATCCAAAAAATCCAAATGAGGTTAGATTTAAGTATGATCCTACAGCAGCAATAAGCTCGATTTCGGGGTATAGTTCGGCTTTCAATAACCAAGATGCGGGTATTTGGTTTGATAACTATGAAATGGCTCACTTTAGATTAATTGGAGACGTAAACTATCTACCATATGGAAGATCCTATCTAGAAAACGCAAGGAAGCTATTCAAACAGTATACCCTTATCGAGGATGCTATGTTGATTCATAGGATTACTAGGGCTCCAGAAAGGAGAATATTCTATACGAACGTAGGAGCAATACCGCCTAACGAAGTAGAAAATTACATGCAAAGGATGATTAATAAGATGAAGAAAACTCCTCTTATTGACCCACAAACAGGACAGTATAACTTAAAATACAATC